TTGTTGGCACGAGCCACAGTGGCTGCTGCCTTGATACCACGGTCGAAAGCACGCGCAAGATCATAGGCAGGGCAGGAATCAAAGTCAGTGTCTTCGTTGACTACAGCCTCCAAAGCCTGACCAAACTCTCCGTAGCTTACTTCGTATCGTCGGAGGAGGTTAGCCAGTCCGAGGAGTCCGAGTCCAACTTGCCTGTCGACTTCGGGTGACAGGTACTCACCAGACTGTCCAACGCCCGTTTTGCTATGGAGTGTGCACAGCTCGGACATACCTGCAGCGAAAGCTTCTGGGAGGTTTGCGAGAGTACAGGCACCGAGATTAAGGTGCTGCAACAAGCAAGTTCCACGTGAGGGCAGATATACCTCAAGGCAGACGTTTCCGTAGATTCTGTTTCCATTGTCATCGTATCGTACTTTGTTTAGCCAGATGTCACCCTTCTTGATGCCCGTAAGGAGCGCCTCCTTGACCTCATCACTGGTTGCTTCCCACCAATCTGGTGTGATATTGACGCAACGCTTGACCCAAGGTAGCTCGCTGCGGCTAGCAGTAATAAACTCAAGAATATCGTCGCAATTAAGATCGAGATGACAGACTATAGCTCCGTTCTTGTAATGCCCACCCCGTCGAATAATCTCATTGAGGGTGGAGTAAATCTTTGCAAAGGATACAGGACCAGAGGCGGTCAGTCCTTTGCCGTTCTCTGCACCACGGGGGCGCAGTTTGGATAGGTGAATAGCACACCCTGCCCCAAAACGTAGAGCGTGAGATGCGAAGCGCCACGACGCTTCAATGCCTTCAGGACCTTCCATGGTATCTTCAACAACGAAGACAGTACACGAGACAGGCAAGCGAGAGTTCGGGTCATCAATCCATTGCTGGACACGTCCGGTGCGGGCGATCAAATCAGTGGACATTTGTTACGAGATCAGTGAGAGTAGGGGGTTTATAGTTTGGTCCCTTCAGGACCTTGCCGTCAGCACGGCGGATAGGTGTACCGTCCAAGCCAAGCTTAGACATGTTGGATTTGTGGACACGGTGCAAGGCTTCTTCAAGATCCCACTCCATGTTCTCTGCATACTGAAAGCATACATAGACAAGGTCAGCCAGCTCCTTCAGCTCTGCATCATAGGGCTCAGAGATGGTTGCGTCGATGAATTCTCTGTACTCTTCAGCGATCAAATCCCGTTGCATAGTCCGGTTGTCCAATGAGTTCTGGATCCCATAGGAGCTGCGGAATTGAATCGCTTGATCGCCTAGGCTTTGGTTTGTGCAGTGTGGTGTGCTGGAGTTCATTTTCAAGGTAGTGGATAGCCTTTTTAAGGTCTTCAGTCTTTGTATTATCACCCTTGAAACCGGCTCGGCAAATATATTTAATAGCATTGCCTAGGTGATAGTTGAGGTCTTGGTCTCGGATAAAGTCCCAGACTTCTATGGATCCTCGGGTGTAATGAGAGGGTGATTCGGCCATTGTTTAACGAGGTTGGCTACGGTGTTTGATAGTACAAAGTTCTGCTCCTGCAGAGCGATGAACACTGTAATCAAATCTTCCTTTGATGCTTGTGGGAGAAGGTCATCAAGCCTTCTCATCTTGAACTGTTGCTCCATTGTCAGCTTTGTCACCGGGGGTGGCGGGAGGCTGCCAAAGGATTGGTTGTCCGAGTCTTGAGTCATAGTTCTCGTACTGCAGGATCTTAGCAAGCCGAGCGTTGAGTAGAGCATCGTCGTCTGACAATCCTTTCTCTCTGTAGGCTTGGCACACAGCTTCCCAATGGAAGTCATGTTTGTCAAGGAGATCAGCAGCACGTTTGACTCCGATGCCAGGACAGCCAGGGTATCCATCAGTGGGATCACCTGCCAATGCCTGGATCATGTGCCAAAGGTCACCGTCTTCCTTTGTAATCTCTTCCACGTCACCCTTCATGTCCCAGTAAAGACCAGGAACCTGACGTAAATCCTTGTCAGGACTGCACAGGATGGTCTCGCCTGAGTTAGGCATCGTAGCGTCAATGCCAAGGGAGTCATCAGCTTCAAGGCCGCGGCGGGTCACAGTGCTAAAGTTTTCTTTGCACCAGTTGACCAGACGTTTGTATCCCAGGGGCTTCCTGCGATTTCGATGACCCTTGTAATCAGGGTAAATTTTTTTACGGAAATTTTCAGAGGATGAGAAGTACAGGATAACGTTGTCATCCATCATGTCCTTTGTGAGTTTCTTGATCTCACGCTCGAACATCTTCACAACCTCTGAGAAGTTGGACTGAGCGATTATGACATCGTGTCCAAAGTCAAACTCGTACTCGTTGGCTTGGGCGGACTTGTAGCCAGTGAAATCAGCGTCAATTAAAAGCATTAGTGAACTTGAGCCCAGTTGTCTCCGATCTGTGCGTCTGCATCGATGCGGATTCTGAGCTTGTAATAATCACCAGCCATAGCGGCTGATGTGGTGCAGATAGATGCAACTTGGTCAGCTACATCTGGTGGACAGCCAAGGGCTTGTTCGTCGTGCACAAAGGCGTACCGTTCGTGCTCGATGCCCTGGAGCCTGTCATGGGTGATCAGGAGCCACCGCTTCGCCAGAACTCCGGCTGCCGACTGCAGCAAGAAGTTCAGCGCCTTGTGTGGCGAGTCAACGCTGATCTGACGACCGTCGATAGATCGTATGGAAGCATCCTCCTTCGCCTTACGTTTGACTGCCTCAACGAGGCTCTCCAGACCAGGAATGGCGTCAAGGTACGCCTGACGGATCTCCTCGCCCTTTGACTTGGCCTGCTGTTTAGTAAGTTGTGGATCATAGCTAAGGCCAATCTTCGTTGTCGACGCCCCGTAAAGGAAAGCGTATGTGACAGTCTTGACCGCCCTACGCGAGATACCAATCTTGTCAGCATTGACTTGATGGATGTCATCATTGAGAAGGATGTCAGCATACCTGCCACCGTCGTAACGGGCAAGGTAATGGGCAAAGACTCGAAGCTCGATGCCAGCAAGGTCGCTGTCAACCAGCCTCCAGCCAGGTTTGGTGATGAACAGCTCACGACAGTCAGCGTCAGAACTTACCTGGGCAAGGTTCGGACGAGCATGTGCCATACGGTGTGTAGCTGCTCCGATGAAACAGGAGTGATGAAGTCTGCCATTCTTGACCAACTTCAACCATGCGTTGTTCCCTTGGGATAACATTCCGAGCTTCTTTTGTGTTTCAAGAATGCTCAGGAATACAGACGCTTCCTCCGTGCCTATGTCCTTCAGGACTGTTTCATCAATGACTGGCTTACCAGTCTCTGTGAGCTTTGTGAACTCCCAGTTCTGAAACGTTTTGAAGTACCAAGCAATGTGGTCACGGCTACTGGGGTTGAACTCCTTGAGCCGCTGCATTTCTGCACCAGCTATGTAGCCTTGGGTCTTGTTGTCACGCTTCGGGGTAAACAGGTTGCCAGGGGCAAACGTGCAAACGCCACGAGCGCACTCTCTGAGGCTCTCCAGCTTGGTTAAAAGCTTGTTCTCTAGCTCCTGGGCCTTACGAACGTCGAAGGGCCATCCTACGGTCTCCTGGGCAGCCATAAGCTCAGCAATGCTGTGCTCTAGCCGTACTGCCTCAGGTATTTCTGGAAGTGTTGCCATAGTTTTGTGAGAACAGCGACATCCTGGACACAATACTCTTGCATCTCAGGAGACCACTCTTTCCAGTCAGCAGTCTTACCAAACTCCCCCTTGTAGCAGTTCAGCCGATACCCGTAGGCTTCGAGGCTATGTGACCCATAGAGTTTTGCAGGCATCATTGCCCACTTTCTTTTGAGGTCGATGTCAAAGAGGTTGGTATGGAAGAAGCGACTCAGGATGAGCGTGTCGATCTGGTGATGATAGTGGAAGAAGGGGTAGTGTTTCTTGAGCTGAGGCGTGTCGTATCCGATGCCGTTGTGGGCAACGATGAGGTCTGCTTGAGCCAAGATGTTAACCCCCGTAGTGATGGTCTCACAGTCACCACCCTGGTCATTGTACTGAATAACTTGACCAGAGTCGAGATCTTGTGTGACCAGACAGTGAACACGGGTGGAATCAAAGCCATCGGTTTCAATGTCGTAAGCGAGTTTCATTTGCCTGGTTTCCAGACATAGGTTTTGTCTACGAACTTAGCACGCGCCACAGCCTCCGCAGTGGGAGGGTCAGGACGCTGTAACATCATAGAGTACGCAAGGTAATCAGAAGTCAGTGTTGGGGTCGAATTCTGCTTCAATTTCATGTTCAGTGAAGCGACAGGTAGAGAGATCATAAGTTAACTGACAGGCGACGCCAACTTCGCCAGAATAGCGATTTTTAAGGACGCGCACTGTTGTGCCATTTCGTTCAGGTCCACTCTGCTGATCTCGTTCCAGTGCGATGACTGAATCTGAGAGCTGAGCGATCGAAGCTGATCCACGTAGCTGCCCAAGTGTGACGCGGGCTCCTTCTTCGTGGTTTGTGTCATTGGATGTTCTCCGTAGATGAGATACAAGGAACAAGGTGATACCTGTACGTTCAACCAAGGAACGAAGGCGGGTCATGGTGATGTCCAGCATGCGGCGTTCATCGCCGTCTAGCCCGCTGAGCAGGATGCTGAGGTGATCAAGGAATACAACACGCACCTCAAGCCCTGTGGCAAGGTACTCAATTCGGTTGTATATGACATCAGGATCAAAAGAACCAAACCCATCGAAAAGAAAGAGATTCCACTGAGCAATAGAATCCTGATACGCCTTGGTGAGAGTATCTCGGTCATGTTCTCCAATATGTAAAGACTGCCCAGTGGCAGCGGACATCAAGCCTAAGGCTGTACGGCGGTTGGATTCTTCCAACGCCACGTAACCAACCCGTTCTCCTTTGTTAAGAAGGTGAGTTGCAAGGTCACGACAGAAGCTGGATTTACCGATGCCAGATCCTGCAGTGATTGTTGTAAGCTCTCCCAGCCTGATCCCTCGAAGCTTTGATTGTAATCCTTGAAATGGGTACTCATGCAGGCAGGGTTCTTCTGGTGTAGTCAGGTCATCGAGCAGTGTCTTGGCATCCACGATGCCGTCAGGACGGTATGTTTTGGCGTCCCAGATGGCACGGCGGATAGCCTCAGGGTCCTTGGCTTGCAGCGCATCAGAAGCATCCTTGTACTTCTCCATGCGAGCGATCTTCACCTTGCCTGGTGGCAGGATCTGAGCACACTCTTGTGCAGCCTTGCGCCCTGGCTCATCGTTGTCATAGAACAGGACCACTTCTTCGTAGCCCTGCAGCAGTGGTAGGACCCGCTGAATTGCTTTCTTTGCCGCAGGTGCACCGTCAGGAAGAGACACGTGCGGCCAGGTGGGCATAGCTACAGCACCTGATGCTGCATCCAGCTCACCTTCGTAGATAGTGATGCGTGTGCCCTTATCAGAGACGAGATGCTGACCAAACAACTGGTGATCGACATTCTTGCCTTCCCAGTGAAAAGTCTTGTCAATGCTCTTGACCTTAGCAGCACACACAGTGCCGCTGTTGTCAAAGTAATGAAAGCGCAGCACGTCTCCATCCTTGTGGATACGAAACTTGCGACACACTTCTTCAGAGATACCTCGCTTGGATAAGCTGACAGGCTGTCCTTGAATCATGACGTTGGTGTAAGTGGAATGGTCTTCGCCATCTGCATGCTCGTATGCCCCACACACGAAGCAGTAAGCATGGCCGTCATCATAACGTGCCAAGCCATCACTGCTGCCGCATGCAGGGCAAGCTTCATGACGAAGGAACTCACTCTCCTGGTTTGAGCCAGTCGAGGGGTATGTCATAGTACGGGCACCATTGGAATCCGTTCTTATCCGCCCATGCGGCGTAGGTAGTTTTAGAGTTCTTACTGATCTTATTGTATGGCGCTTGGAAGACCAGGCGTACGTCGAGATCAGGGTTGCACTTCTTTACAGCGAGCATCTTGCGACGGTCAGCTGGTTTGAAGAACCCCTTGGTCTCAAGGTAAATGTCCCCAACCTTGAAGTCGGGGGTGTATTTAGCCTCGATGACGTAGTTGAATTTGTCAGGCTCATAGCCATATTCAACTTTGAGGTTTGTAAGAAGCTCAGCCACCTGTTCTTCCAGGCGACTACGCATCAGTCGTCAATCCCTTTTTCAATGATCTCTTCAACGATCTCACTGATAGCACGACGCATCTCGTACTTAAAGTCGTTGCGGTCAGCCTTGTAGCGGACAGCAGTCAGCTCAGGGAGTTTGACGGTGATGGTCCCTTTGTAAAGACCAGTCTCGGTGTCTTTTTCGGTGGTGAAGTTAACGGTCATTGATCAGAAGTCTTCGTCGATGTTTACAGAAGAGGGCGTAGCCTCAGGGTTGGGCTCTGAGAGCTTGAAGCCTCGGCTTGTACCGAACAGCTCAGCTGCTTCTTCAGCGTCCATGTCGCCGCTGTCAGAGACACCAGCACCAGTGTTCAGACTCACAACCTGGATGGCTTTGAGTTTGAGAGAGGTACCGATGTCACCAGCAGGAAGGCAATACGGCTTCTGGATGAAGGCGAGTTTGACCTTAGAACCGCTATACAGCGGAAGGTTAGAATCAGTGATGGCAGTGCCCTCAGTGTCCACGATAACAGGTACAACCTTGTCGCCCTCCTTCCAACGGAACTTGCATTGGTACATGCCTTCGCTCACCTCTTCCCAAGGTTCGGGCTTGATGGTGACACGACGTGGGTTCTTAGCCTTGCTCTTGGCCCACTCCAAGCCTCCCACACGCTCATCCTCAAGGGCATCAACGATTTCCTTGGGGAGCAGTGCAGTGAGGGTGTGACCGTACTCTGACGGCTTGAGGATAGCTTGGTAGCCATCCAGGGTTACTGGTTCTTTAGTGACGTGAGTCGCCATGATGATGGTGGAAAGTTAGCAGAAAAAATAGGTTGATTCTTCAACAACCTCAGGGTCTAGTGTTCCGACGATGGGAGGCTCTTCAGTAGCGTTAATAGCTTCTCCGAACTTGGATAGCCAACAGTCTCGTGTGAAGATGTCCGTGTAGGTCTCTCGCACAAGTGCATTGAGTGTTCCCATGTCAGTTGCTCGGCATAGCACCGAGTCATGAATGACTGTGAATGGTCCATTGAACCTCTGAAATGTTTCGTGGAGGATGGACGCATCCAGCGAATGTATCAGATTCGGAGCAGTACTGGACTTGTGACGGGTAGGGCAAGGGTTGCCTTCACCGACAGTCACAGTGACTTTAGTAGCACCAAGGAGCTGTAACTCCATGCGCTCTGTCTCTTTGACGTTCCTCTTCTGATTGACCACAAACCCAGAGGGTGTAGTCCATTCAACGTGATCAGCTCCACTGCGGATGTACTGACCAACGTGTGTCTTGATCCAGCGCATGACACGCATAGGTCCAGGCACAATCGCATCCATACTCAGATAGACAGCTTCCACTACTTGAGAGACCTGTTCCTTCTCAGGTTCAAACCCTTGCTCAAGCAATGCTTCCTTGATGTACCCCCATGAGGAGGATCTGGTTGCATTGTATGGAATCGTCATCACGGTGCGCTTGGTCGTTTTCCTCGTCATCCAAGGGTGCATCTCAGCAGGGAGATACTTCTTGGCTTCCTCGGCTACGGCCTTGTAAGCATCTGACGGTTTATCACCAGGACAAACATTGACCAGGCTAGCAGTAGATTGATCTTTAGCTAGACCAGCCAGGATCTGTAGTCCACTACACGTTGCATCAACAGCAACCATGAGGGATGTGAACTGATGATCACAGACGATACAGCAATGGTAGTACTCATGACATGCAGCCATGAATTGCCATGGTTCTTCGACCACCTCCCATTCAGGGAGATTGCCTATGGGGTCGACAGCGACCTTTGTGATCAAGTCATGGTTATCTCTGACCCATTGGATTCGTTCATCCATGGGTGCTTTGTCAAGACCAAAGGTAGTAGCGACCTGGAAAGCCAGCCACTCTTCTGCCTCTTCATTAACAAATGACTCATCAGCAAACCTTATGAGGCTTTTACCAAAGTCTGTATCCTGAGGTGTCAGGTATGCAGGAATCGGGTACGTCCTACCACGGTAGTCGAACGACCAACAAAGGTAGTACTCCTCATCCTTGAACTTCTCAGCTGCTTCCAACTGAGTTCTTGTTCTCACTGATCTCTTGAAGTTAAATCGATCAGCATTATATGCCTCTGCCATCTCCCGTTTCCAGGATTGTCTGGCATCAGCGTTCTCCGCAATGTCAGGAGGTTTAGGTGGTTTGAAGGCTTCGCACAGTGGAATGAACTTCCCCACCTTGATGCCTTTGTCACGGAAATGACAAGCAACCTCCAACACGTGAGTGTTTACACGGTATCTCACCTTCTGAAGCTTGTTCAAAAACTTCAGCGGTGTTTCCCCGTGTACTAGTGTCGGATTACCGCGTCGAGTCAGCTCATGCCCTCGCATCAGCTCGTTTGTAAGGTAGCCACCCATCTGCTCATTGGTCCAGTCATTGGGCTCAACAAGCATGGGCCATGGGATACCTGAGAACATCTCAGCAGTGTTGATGAGCTGGTCTCTGACCTCCATGAACTCAGGTGTGGGTACCAAACGTAGCACAGTCTTGCGACCACGCTGCTCAGGCTCTTTGGTGAACCAACCAGTTGTACTGCATACACGTTCAAGAGACCAAGAGCCAAGGGCTGTCTTGTTCTTGATGTGCCATGTAGGCCAATGGATGTCTTGCCTACCAAAGATAACGGAAGCAATGGACTGCTTCTGTTCTGTGCCACAGGACTCGTGGTAGTACTTCTCCTCGATGTACTTCATCAATCCAGGGTGGTTGGTTTTGTACCACCTGAACTTACACTCAGCCTCCAGGGCAGAGCCTATGGACACCACAACACTGGTCAGCAAGTCACGATCTCGTTTCATACTGAACACCATGTCAAAGGTGATCTTCAAAGCAATGGTGGCAATCGCTAGTGGTTCTAGGTTGTCAATGTGCTCTGAGATAGGCTTGTAGTACGCTCCAGCCCGTCCTTTCTTCATCTTAGACAGGTTGTCCTCGATGTCCTTGATGACGCTAGGTAGAGCAGCTGAGATACTTGCTGTTCCGTACACACTCGCTGATGCGTAGCTCTTCTCTTGCAAGCGTTGGAGAGAGGCGTGCAGCTTCTGTTTGCCGCAACTGAGAGCTTCCTGCTCCAGCTCGATCTGTTTCTGTATCTCGGAAGGTGTCGCCATAGGCTAGGAAGAGGGAGTATTGCTCTGCGTCGAGCGATTCAATGTGGCTAAGGGTCAGATCAAACATCATAAATTCTGCACTGTGGATCGTCTGGATACACTTCACAATATGATTCCATGTCACTGATTGTGAGGTCAGTGATGTAGAACGTGGGCTCTTCGTGTGTGTATGGGTGACTCTGAACATCAAGTTTGCCCACGGCAGCGAGAAGAATCAAGAGAGTCTTGTCTTCTTTGATGTCATGGGTGTAGTGGTTAACCTCACCTGTGTCGTAGTCAACAAAGTAGCCATAACTGCTGAGTAGATCAGCTAAATCAGAGGGATTCAGGGCCATCTGTAGGGAAAGGAACGGACATTGTATTCTCAGTAAGGATGAGTAGATCATCCTCATTCTCTAGACACTTGTTCACAAACTTGCGAGCAGCATGTACGGAACGGTATGCCTTCTCTGTAATCTTACCTGACTCAGCTTGTGATCGAATGATGCACACATAAGCCTCAGGTAGATCCCACATATCAGCGGCTTCAAAGCCGTCATCAATGGTGTAGTCAGTCGGTTCGTCTGTTGCATCCCAAAGCATGATCTCAGCGATGCGATTGCCAAAGGGATCAGGTTTTGCCATTACATAAGTCGAAGTGTTTTCGTTGGTGCGTTGTAGCGGTTGGCCTCAACACCCTCGGAGACAATGATGCCTACCCCAAACATAAACATAAGGCACAGGATTGGACCCCATACAGAGTGCTGAATAGGCTTGATTGCTCCGCGTTGGGGCTTGGACATGTCAATCACCTTTTGTAAGGCTGCTTGCAGCGTCTACAAGGCGCTGAAACAGTTTGTGGTGTGGAGCTACGGTCAGTTCCACATCTGGATCGTACCGTATCCACCACTGGTTGTGTAGTGCATCGATGATAATGTTCAGATCTTCTTTAGAAAGGTGCAGTGCTTTGCGTTTCATGGTCGCGGATGATGAT